TTGCTGGAACCTAGCCAGCATTGCGTCCGCACGGAGGGCCGGTCGTCCCTGGATGATGTGATAGTCTCGGGCCACCGAACCAGGGTGACGTCCCTCGGCTTGCGCCACGGCCATGAGGGCGAGCACTTGGTCAGCACTCTTAAGGCCAAAGAGGTTAGATTTGGCAATGGCCGAAGCCATACGCTCCTGATCTTGCCACGGAACAACATTAGACATGATTTTTTCTCCGATGATAAGAAGCCAAAGCCTGTTCTCGCTTGCACGTCACGCAAATTCGCGCTCCCTTATGGTCAATGCCAGAATATTCATGCCCTTCAGGGCAATGCGTTTTATGGGCTTGAGAATGCCTATTTTTCATAGCCATATCTCTCATGTTTTCGGCCTGCGACCCAAGAAATAAGTGCTCTGGATTGACGCAAGCCGGATTGTCGCATTTGTGAAGCACAAACTTTTTGTCTTCGATCTCGCCCTTGAAAGCACGATAGGAAATTCTATGAGCCCTGTCAGGTTTATGCCTGATATTGGTTGATAATCGCCCATACCCTTTGTTATCCAGATGCGCCAACCACAACCAACACCCCGAATTTGGCTCAGGTATTGATTTATCAAGAATGCGGTTCGCCATCCTTTCTTGATCAGTCCACGGAACCATCATGTTGCTCATTGTGCCCTCATTTCACAAGAAACCGGCGCGAGCCGGGTGTTTCTTTTTCATACTCAGCGTAAAGACCGGGATGGTTCTCTTTGAAAGCCTTCGCATCAAAGCGCTTTGAACCCTTCGCAGACTTCCACGTCGCCAGCGTCTCACCAGCCACATTCATCAAAGTGCCGCACTCACCCATGACCTTCTGAAGAACAAACGTCGCCTTTTCTTCGTATTGTTCCAACTCCTTGATTTGGTTCTTTACGCGGCGCAGTTCTTTCGCAGCCGCCTCGATGGTGGCCGTCGCTGTGACATAGCCCTCCATGCTCCTGGGAAAGCGTACGGCGGCTTCTTCTGAGTTGGTCGGCTCTGGGAGCAGCCCCGAATTCACATAGCCCCACCACTGCGCAGCGCGCACTACGAAGGCTTCTTTCTCGGCAAGCGTGAACTCCAGCTTGTAGTGCCTGAATTGTTGCCCACCGAACAGGACCGCGAAATAGACGTGCGGAACGTCGCGAACCACGGCTTCGTGCAAACACTGAATGTAGTCGGCCTCTGGAATGTGAACGGGCTCGTCCATCTCCGAGTATTTGTGAATGGTCGCAATATTGAAGTTTTTAACCTCCAAAAGGCCACCGTCCTCAGTCACGAAATCAAAGTGCGCCCGCAGCCACGGCTGGGTGCGATGTGTGCCTGGCTCGTCGAGCGGGCTCGTGGTGATCTTGGTCACGTCTGTAAAAATGTCGGCGATTGCGGGCTGCATCATCAAGCCCATGCGGACCGCTTCAATGCCGGACAAGTCGGCGCGCTCAATCTCGCCACGCTTCTCGCGTAGCACATCATAAAGCTGACCAGAAACCGCCCTGCGGCTGTCCGTCGCCCACCAAGCTGTAGCGCGTTCCTCTTTGCTAAAACCGTCCATGTTGTCCCCCGTGTGTGTGATACGACAAGCCCACATAGAGACCATGACTAAACTCTTGTCAATACACTTGCGATATGGTTTAACAAATTATTATCATTAAAAAGGGGATCGACATGAAACGACGTGTGTACATACTCAACGACGAAATGGCTCAAGCAATCGAAAATTTCCGATTTAATGAGCGTTTCAAAAGCGAGACTGAGGCTGTAAAATACCTGCTCGCGAAGGGTTTAGACGCCTGCGTCAACCTGCCGCAGCCAGAAGAAAAAGATGGGGAAAAACAAGATGTTGAGTGACTATGAGCGTGAGTTATCCACACATTATGCACAGGTGAGAAAAAGACTTAGGGAGGGTCCGAAGAAACCAGAACCTGAACGAAAACCGGATTTTGTCTTGATTGTGAACCATGCGCCTGCTGCGCAAAAGATGGTTGTTCCCAAGCGAGATTTTGTTCTCGTGGTCAACAAACTGCCTTGGCAGACGTTGGAAAACAAACGGAAAAACTTCCATGATGTTCTTAGAGCGGTCGCCAAGGAAATCGGCGTTCCTGAGAAAATCATTTTGGGAAAGCGCCGCCAAAAGTACATCGTTGAGGCCAGGCGCTACTTTTGGCATCGGGTCGCGAGCGAGTGTCCACATCTGAGCATTGCGGACATTGGCCGCCGGTCAGGCTGCGACCACACGAGCGTCCTGCATGGTTTGAAGCGTTACGCGCAAGCAAACGGCTTGCCCCATGCGCGCGGAGGTGTACAGTAAAAAAGAAGCCCCGCCGGTGGGAGACCTGACGGGGCTTCAGAACAACGTCACCGGCTAAGTGCGCGTTGGGAGGAACCCCTCCTATATACAGGGGCAATTTCCATTGCGCAACCTAGATATGGGGTTTTGCAATGAGAAGCTCAGAACTTGCGCAAACCATTCGGCTAATGATTGACGCTGGATGCAGCACCGAACAAATCAAACTCGTCTGCGATGCTTATTCCAACCGCGAGGACGCGCGTAGGGCGGAGCAGCGTGATAGATGGCGGGAAGTGAAACAAAAACAGAGATTGTCCAAAGTGTCCACGAAGACACGAGTGGACATTGTGGACCCCTCTCCCCCTGATGGTTTCCCCCCATCCCCCTATAATAATACTATACACCCCCCTTCCTTAACCCCCACACCCGTGAAGCGCGCACAGCGCGCCGCTCGCCTTTCTGAGGATTGGAAACCGAGGGAGTTTGAAGCGGAGAGCGTGGAGCTGGAGAAGTTTCGGGACTGGGCTCGATCGGCTCCAGGTCAGAAGGGCGTGAAAGCCGATTGGGATGCGACCTGGCGAAACTGGATGCGGCGTGTGCGCGAACAAGGGAACGTGACGGCCTTCACCCCCAAGGCGAAGGAACGGGATCTGCGAAACGTCCCCGACCACGTTCTCTCGGCGGACGATTATTGGAAGAAGAAGCGTCAGTTGAAGGAGGGTGTGCGGTAGACGGGCTGTGGAGCCCGCCTGACCGCCTTGCGTGGGGTGCCCGCTACTAGGGTAGCGCGTGGGGTTCTGAAGCGGTCCTGACGGCCTTTGCGGCGATATGGTTCACCACGTCGGCTTCGGTCCAAACGTCGGACGGCGTTAGGTCTCGGCCTTGGGACTGGCACCACCCTTCCCATAGGACTGGGTTTACCTGGGCGCAGGGTTCCAATCTCGGCCATCCCTTCTCGGCTTTCAACTTTTCGGCCAGGAGAGCGGCGGTCAGGATTGTATATTCGCGCGTGAGCTGGGCGCGCTTTTTGTGTCCCATGACGGCTTTGGCAAGCTCGGCTTTCACGGCGGCTCGACGTTCGGTGAGTGTCATGCTCCGTTCTCCCGATCTGTAAGGGCGCGCTTCTTGGCAAGGCCGCCCAGCTTTCCGGCTTTGGACGCCAGGTCTGTATTGACTGAGAAGGCACGGTTTTCCGGCTTAACGCTTTGGCCTCCCATAGACCCCATCTCGGATCGGCGGCTCGGGCTCAGCAAGGCGAACCCTTTGGGCTTTTTGGTCTCGGTCATGAGCTTGCTCCTTTGCGATTATGTGAGGTGGGCGACGCGCCGGGAAGCGCGCCGCTTGTGTGATGGGAATGATGGGAAGGACGCGCATCATGTGTCCAGTGTGAACACATAGTCGCCATTGGGGAGGGCGCCTGAGCCGGTTATTGGGTATCGCCAGGCAAGCTTTGCGGTCAGGGCCTGAGCTGCGCAACGCGCGTTGTCGCGGCTATCCAGCGAGTGATCGTAAGGGATCGTGATGCAAGACCCGCCCTCAATAAAGGCCTTCCAACGCGATGGCTTATGGTTGGTTGCGCCTAGGTATTTGACTTGGATGGCTTTCATGGTTCGTCCCTCACTTTGCGGAATTGATGATGCGCTGACATTCGATGCGCAGTTCGTCGTTGGATGGTTCACGGCCAAGCTTAGCGCGCAAGGCTTCATAAATCGTGGGCTTGCGCTTTTCGATCGGCGTTGCGTGGGTAACGGTAAAGATGATTTGAACCATGTAACATCCCCTATGGTCTCGTCAGTTGCGGCACTACCGCAAGACGGTCCTAAGACCGTTTCGACCTGTTAGACGTTATCGCAGGTCAGTTCTTCAAATTGCAGCATTGACGTGATGACCATTGCGGCGCCCGTCATAGGAATGACGCTGATCGCTAGGTCCACAAGCTCATGCTGCATTGCGCGAGGTAGCGACAGAACGTCGTCCTCGAGCTTGTTCCAAGTTTCGGTGTACGCACGATCGTAAATGCTCATGCGATCCATGCGATCCGCGCGCGTTATGTAAGCTTGTGCCCATGTGGTCATGTTACGTCCCCTAGATGTTAGATGAAGGCCAGGGCGATTATCGCCCCGACTGTAGCAGCGCACACGGTTGTCAGAATTAGCTCGATGGTGGTTTGCATCATGCCACCTCACGAGCTGCACGGCGCACGTCCCATTCCTTGCTGGCGGTCACGAGTTTTGCGCTCATGTCGTCCAACGTCCAGGCGAAGATGGTGGTGTTACGTGTAACAATGTCGGCGATAGGCGAGTCGCAACGGGCGGCCCAGCGTCCAAACGAGCTGTTAGACTTTGCGATACGCCAGACGCTGCACGCGGCATAGCCGACGTACTCGCCACGATGAAACGCTGACTTGTCGATGTTGTGAGGTAGTGCAGTCATGTTGTGTCCCCTTGTCATTCAGTGACAAGCTGACAATAGCACACATAGCATTATGGTCAAGTCAAAAAACACGAAAAAGAGAAAAAAAGATAGAAATAATTTCACTGATGACACTACTTAAACGTAGCAACTGAAGTGATCCCCCTATATATATTATATACATATAAGCTGTGTGGTATATATGATACTACATAAGATACAGGTTTAATCTCACGACTAGACAGAACGGTCTGTGTATACCACTCCCCGCGATCTGTAATGTTATAATATAACGTGTCATAATGGACATGGGTCACATGTGTGAACATGTAATCCACACATTGATGACGTATAATAAGATGATACACAGTGTAGGAATGGTAAACGTGTAATTACACAGATGTGGCATGTACAAAGGGCAGGTGCATGGGTCCACGAGCTTTCAGAAACGTGCACCCCACATCGCGCTTCCCCCAAAAATTATCTGGACATTGGATATTATTACAGTATGATTGCGTAAATAATGTTTGAGGATTAAACATGCTGATAGAACCTGGTGTGCCCATGAGGGGTTACACCACGCGTCCCCCGAAGTACCGGTTTCCCCTGGCGGAGATGGAGGTTGGTGACAGCTTCTTCGTGGCCTATGGGGATATGGATGCGAAGTCTTTCTTGCAAACCTCACGCAGCTTGATCAGCCGCTTTGGGAAAGTGTACGGACGCAAGTACGCAACCCGGCGGCTGGAAGACGGTTTCCGAGTTTGGAGGATTGAGTAGTGCGCAGCTCTACGAAAGACTCTCGAAGAGGAGGATAGAATGAAAGCGCTGAGATGGTGGTTGATGTGTTCGACCAGCCTGACGCCAATCATGGGGCTGATAAAGTACTGACGCGGGGTGGAGCAGTCTGGTAGCTCATCTGGTTCATACCCAGAAGGTCGCAGGTTCAAATCCTGCCCCCGCAACCAAGCATCCGTAGCTCAGCTGGATAGAGCATCGGTCTACGAAACCGAGGGTCGGACGTTCAAATCGTTCCGGATGCGCCAACACAAGGCAGGCTATGACGTTCAACCTGAAGCAATTCTACCACTTCTGTTCCCAGCTCAAGATTGAGACCAAGGAGCAGGGCCTGCGGAAGATGGACAAGCTTCTGGGAACGCAGACCTATGTGATGAACGAAATCAACAAGGGGCTTCAGGATGATTGCCATTTTTACGTCATTCTTAAGGGGCGTCAGCTTGGCATCACTACCATTAGCTTGGCTCTTGATCTGTACTGGACTTTTACTCATCCTGGCCTCCAAGCTACTCTGACCACAGACACCGAAGAAAACCGGGATATGTTTCGGACGACCCTAGCCATGTACATGGACGGGTTGCCCAAGGAATATAAAATCCCGCAGATCACCCACAACAGGAACTCGCTGAGCCTGCGGAACCGGTCGCGCCTGTTCTATCAAGTAGCCGGTTTAAGGGCCAAGGGCAGCCTTGGGCGTGGTAAGGCTATCACCTTCCTGCATGGAACAGAGACAAGCTCCTGGGGCGACGAGGAGGGCTTGGCGTCCCTGTTGGCGTCTCTTGCAGAGACTAACCCCGACCGGCTCTACATGTTTGAGAGCACGGCGCGCGGGTTCAACATGTTCCATGACATGTACACCACCGCTAAGAAGGCCAAGACCCAGCGGGCAATCTTCTGCGGATGGTGGCGCAACGAATTCTATGCCGCTGATCCCGAGTCATCTGTCTACAAAACCTATTGGGACGGGCGGCTGACCGGCGAAGAAAAAGAATGGAACCGCGACATCAAGAAGCTCTATGGCTTTGAGATCAACTCGCGGCAGATCGCTTGGTGGCGGTGGAAGCTGCACGAGGGCATCAAAGACGACGCGCTCATGTATCAGGAATTCCCGCCCACGGAAGACTATGCTTTCGTAATGACGGGCTCATCGTTCTTTTCTAACGCCAGATGCTCGGAGGCCGCCCGTGTCGCGAAGCTCAAAAAGTTCGATTCCTACCGTTACTCTTTTGGATCTAACTTCCACGACACCGAAGTCCTCAAATCTTCAGATCGATTGGCAACCCTCAAAGTTTGGGAAGAACCCATCGACACTGCCTATTATGTTATTGGAGCCGACCCCGCTTACGGCAGTAGCGATTGGGCCGACCGTTTTTGCATCCAAGTCTTTCGATGTTATGCAGACGGTCTTGATCAAGTCGCCGAATTCGCAACCAGTGAACTCAATACTTATCAATTCGCATGGGTCATCGCCCACTTGGCGGGAGCGTATAAGAATTCTACGCTTAATCTGGAAGTTAACGGCCCCGGACAAGCCGTCATTAACGAACTCAGAAACCTAAAGCGGCAAGCTGTTTCTATGGGCGGGGCGACCGGCAAGGGCCTCATGCACGTTCTTAGTTCGATGACTAACTATATCTGGCGCAAGAACGACACGATGGGCGGCATCTCGAATTCTATCGGCTGGCTGACCACGCAAGGCTCCAAAGAACGCATGATGAATTACACCAAGGACTATTTTGAACGGCAAATGATGAACGTCGTTTCGATGGATACCTTGGAAG